CGCTGGCGAGCGGATACATCAGCGATGTGCACGACCGGTTTTTCTTACCGGCGAACAACAGCGGCGGCTCCGGCACATACCTCACCGATTATTTTTATGCATCTGACGCTGCCGGGTGGCGCGCCCCGCTATCGGGTGGCTCTCTGGCTGATGGCGCGCGTGCGGGGGCCGCGGCGCTGAATGCGACTAACGCGGCGTCGACTCGCTATGCGAGTATCGGTGGGCGGCCGGCTGCTTGATGCGCAGCGCGTCCGCGAAAAAGAGGAGGACCAAAACATGACCAGAACATACAGCGACAGACGACCCGAAATTATGCGGCTGCAAGGTGCTATTCTTTTCCCACATGACATCCAGGAGGAATCAATCCTGGATGAGTCTGGCAAGGCCAGAACAGTGTATAGCTGCATACTTTTGCGGGTAAAAGACAAGGGCCAACCTATCGGTAAATATGAGGATTTTAGGACGCGACATTATGCGGAACTGCGTAGGCAGCTCTACCCCCCGGTTGAAGAGCAGTTGGACAAAATTTATACCGATGGCCTGGAATCGTGGAAAACGGAAATGATCTCCCCAGTGAAAATAGCCGTGCCAAAAGAGGCAGTTACTACTGAAGAGCCGATTGTGGCCGTGAAGTAGGTCAGTAAAGCCAAGTAAAACGCCCATCAAAAAAGAGTTGAGATTTTGCAAAGTGGATGCTACGGTAGCCAGAAATAAGACGACCCCGACCGGTGCTGGTAACACCAGGAAACGATGACATATGAAACGACATAAATATTTAATCATAAGCGTCGTCTGTTTGATCGGTTTCATTCTCACGCTGGCGGCAATCGCAAGGGCCGAAACCACCGCTTACGTCACGCTTCACAGCCCAGGAGCTGGATACGACCTGGGTGCGGGCCTGCGTATCGAGCATACAACGGCACGCTGGAACCACCTCGCTTTATATGGCATGGCCAGAGCATCATGGCAAGAAAAGCACGGCGCAGATCAAGGCTACACCGCCGGAGCTATCGCTCAGGCGCGGGCCTACATCTATCGGGACGCTTACTTGGCCGCCGGGTATGGGGTAAGCAGATACCGCAGCGAATTCGAGGACGGGAAGGTCTGGGCCAAGCAGGCATGGCAGCCGCATGCGCAGATTGGCTGGGATGGGCCGTTGCTAAATTTGTGGGGCGCATATTATTTCGAGGAGCACGATACGCCTAACCAAGTCGAGACGATAAAGATCGGCGGATCCGTGCCTGTTCGGGGCCGAGTGCGACTGATGATCGAAGTTTCACGGATGGAGTTCTGGCAATCAGGCAAACGAATGAACGATGTGTTGACCACAATGGGTTTAGGGTGGAAATTCTGATTGGAGAAAAAATGAACGGAAAATTCCCAGATTGGGCGGAGTGGAGAGGGCTTTCGGATGAGCAGCGGCAATATGAACTGTATAGAGTGTTGTCGTTCCTATCGGGGGAGGCGAACTCAGCCAAATCAGAGTATGTACAGATCAAGAAAGATTGTACTCTACAAGTTGGGGCCTGTGCTGGAAAATTCCAAGCGTTGGAAGACAAAATCAAGGAAAAGAAACTTTGGGATAGAACAGCGGCTACGTTTGGCGGGGCAATAGGCGGGGCGCTCGCTTATTTAGGAATCAAAATGGGTGGCTAAAATGGGCCTCAAGAATTGGTTGTTGAAACGATGGGGAGTACAGACGGTTGAGTTTCAGTGCCAATGCGGGCGAACGAATGAAGTGCTTATAACACCGAATTTGCTTTACCCTCATCCGGCAGACTCACCAGAACTCAGGGCACGGAAAATGACCCATTGGTTGAAAGTCCGAAAGGCAGAGGATTGGTATGCAAGAAAGAGAGCTAATAAGGAAACATGAAGGCTACCGTGAAGGCGTTTACTATGACACCGTAGGCGTTCCTACTGGTGGGTATGGTCATGCGTTTCTTCCCGGCTCTAAGCTACCCAAAGACACTTGGGAACAGATATTCCTCTACGACTATAATCTTGCGGTATCAGACTACTATTATCTCGACCTTGACCTTGACCCCGTAAGGCGAGCGGTCATGGTGGATATGCTGTTCAACCTTGGCCTTCCGAAACTACTCAAATTCAAGAACACGCTGGCTGCAATTCGGCAGGGCGATTACGAGAGGGCCGCAAGGGCAATGCTCAATTCCAAATGGGCAAGACAAGTGAAGAGTAGAGCAAAACAGTTATCAGAAATGATGAGAACAGGAGAATGGCCGAATGGGTAATTTTTTTATAGGCAAAATCATTCGTATGCTTGGGAAAAAGTTTGATGGGTATAAAACCACTATCGGTGGAATCGGGCTTATTCTTACCGGGCTACTCGGGTTGCTTGGATACGCCTTCCCCGACCAGCCAGATTTACCGAAAATGGATATTGAAACTGCACTAACGAATATCGCCCTTGGGTTTACCGCTCTTGGGCTTGGCGGCAAACTCGAAAAAACAAAAACGGCGGTTTCTGAAAACAAGCAAAATGAAAAGACTGCATGACCGTTGGGAGATAGACGAAGTTAGAGAACGCAAGCCTATTGTCAGAATAGGCAAGACGTGGCGCTTCGATTGGGATAGAGCCATCGCTCGTTCCATAAAAATGTTGATCCAAAAAATTAAAGGAGAGTAACCATGACCGAGAACAAAGACATGGCGATGACTGATATGGTTGCCAAAAAAGCGGAGTACGGGATTGGCGACAAACTGTCTTTTATTTTTAGTAGTATATGGGCCTTCTTCTGGCCTATCATTGCCGCTGCCATGACATCGGTAGGCAAGGCCGCAGTCGCCAGTATTCAGGCCGCCGTGATTGAGGCCGAGCAAAACTTTGGCCCTGGTGCCGGTTCGCAAAAATTTAATTACGCTTTTGAAAAAGTGAAGATAGACATGGAGGGGCAAGGATTTTTGATTGGGGTTGATGTCGGCGTAAAGCTAATCAACGCTCTAATAAATATCGCTGCCCAAAAGGTAAGTTGAGGCATCTGTTCCTCATCGCGCTCTTGGTTGCGATTACCTGTGCTTTCGGGCGCTGCTGTGAACTCTTTGTAGGGTGAGTTATGATAAAGAATCTTATCTGTATTTCAGACACCCATTGCGGAGATCAATTAGCGATATGCCCCCCTAAAATCAAACTGGCGCATGGCGGTACATATTGGGCAAGCAAATTCCAGGCCGCAATTTGGCGTTGCTGGCGAGAGTTTTGGGACGAGTGGGTGCCTATGGCGACAAGGGGTGAACCGTATGCCGTGCTACTGAACGGCGATGCTCTTGATGGAAGGCACCACGGCTCTACCCACCAAATCTCACAGAACAAGGCCGACCAAGCGAACATTGCCTATGAAGTCCTCGCACCAATTACAGACCTGTGTAGCGGTAGGCTCTACTATGTTTCGGGAACCGCAGCCCACGCAGGGCAAGACGGCGAGGACGAGGAACGCTTAGCCGAAAGGCTGAACGCTGTTCGGGACGAATCTGGAAACTATTCTAGGTATGAGTTGTTTATCCAAGTAGGCGAAGCATTGGTACACACATCTCACCATATCGGGGTTACGTCCTCTATGGCTTATGAAGCGACAGCATTATGCAAGGAGTACAACGAGTTCTGTGCTGAATCCGCTCGCTGGCGTCGGCCCATACCGGACATCATAGTCAGATCTCATCGTCATAGGCACATTGAAACCCGTGTACCAACAGCGAGAGGATACGGGATCATTTTTGTAACGGCTTCTTGGCAGTTGCGGACCCCGTTCCTATTCCGTATGCCGGGAGGGCGAGTTACAACCCCAATGGTGGGTGGGTCTTTGATCCGGCAGGGCAACGAGGAATTTTTCACACGGCATAGGATTTGGGAAACCGACCGATCTGAAACCGAATGCCCGAGGGTTGAAAAATGACATTGGGAATATCGACCAACGAGTTGTTAAAAGAAATCGAACGACTAAACAACCGCAAGATCAACGGATTTGCAATTCGGGATATGGTAAAACAGGTTGGGCATTCTGAGGATTGGTGCCGTCACAAAATCAGGGAATTGATTGAAGAGGGCAAGGCCGAGTTTGCCGGAATAGAAAAGCGCCCGAACATGATGGGGCGAACGGCTGCAATCCCTATCTACAGGCTCATTAATGGGAAAAGTAACTGATATTAGAAAGAAGCGCGTCTACGAGACTTGCCCAGGTTGCGGGTCAGACCGAGTGAAATGCTTGGCTGACCCGCCGGGCAGTTGGGATATTACGCATATCGAGTGCGCCGAGTGCGGGATGGTCTTCTGGGCGGTCGATGAAGACGACTTGCCATCGGACGATTAACCGTACCCTTAATCGTCCAGCCTTGGCCCGTATGTCCCATCTGGGTATCTCTCTATGCCTCGCTCTGTTCGAGGAACGAATCTGCCGTCTGGCGCTCTTCTGGACCCGTCGCCATAGCTAGGGCCGACCGTACCGTCTGACCGCCTATGGATACCATGCTTGGTCCGAGGCCCCCAACGGCCATCCGGGTATCGCATAATCCCTTCTTCCCCCCTTGGTCCGTAAGTGCCATCTGGATATTGGCGGTAGCTTCCTGAAGGTCCGTATGTCCCATCAGGGTATCGCTGATAACTGTAAGCCGTTGCCGCAAAAACAAGAACGATAATTAGTACGATAAGCCGCTTCATGGTGTCCCCCTTTTGGTTAGTGTCCAAGATTTTAGTAGGCACCAATTTGTGGGGTTGTCAAGGATTTTTTATCAACGGAGCAACGTCTTCGTCCCACCGTCTCAAAAATGTTTCCTCGCCATCGTCGGCGGATAAGAGCCAATCAATTCGGTGTAGCATTTTAGCCGCTGCCTTCACATATTGTGCGGCCAACCGGAACTTCTCAATAATCTCTGGCGGGTAATGCCTTCCTATCTCGTCCCCCAAAGAATCTTCTTTGGTGCTATCGTTGGTTTCAACAATGGTTTCAATTTCATCAGCAGCGTCCTCAACCCTGAACTGAATGTAGTCGAAATGCCCTCCGCTCATGGATTCTCCTTTACTTCCAAGTATCATCTTCAAGCAACCAATCTTCCTCCAATAAAATTTCAACGCTAACCCCAAGAGCTTTTGCAACATCCATAATAGTGTTTTCTTTTACTTTGACTCCTCCTCGGCGCCCAATTCCTTTATAGAAAATTCTTGATATAAATCTTTGCCCGCTTACATCCACTATCGAGTAGTATGCGGTTGACCCGTCTTGGCACTTGATTGGTGCTCCGGTTAAATTCTTAAGATGAAACTCTTGTGCGGCGTCCTCAAACGAATCAGCGTGAACTTTAACTTCAAGAGAAGGGTTCGGGGCAATGTGTTTACAAAAGAAAAGCATATATCCTCCTTTTGGGTTCGCGCCACCCGCCACAGGTTTAAGGCCGCACTGTCTGGCCACCCAAGGTTTTGCCTTATTTCAGGCTACCGACTGCCACGCCGGTCTGCCTTGGGCGCTGTTTCCCTCGGCGGGTAGGGTGCTGGCAAGGCGTCTTTGTTCCCCTGGCGCGAAAGAGCAATCACTGACCTGTCTCTTCCGTAAATGGCGACCCCATCCCGCTTACCACAAAAGTTGCCCCGCACTCCTCGCAAACAAACGGGGCATGGCGATTTACGTCTTGCAGGATATTGACCGGGCATTCTTCAAGATCGTAGACCTCCAATAGTTGCGGACCGCTCTTGCTCTGAGCAGGGTACTTGGCTCCACAGCGCGGGCAAGGGACAATCACCGTATCATACATTCCCATGTTCAGATGCCTCCGGTGGTTCAAGCGGCATCCAGTGGGTAGGCTCAAACTTCATCTCCGCATAACCAGCCCATTGTTTGCCAAATTTTTCCCAATATCCCTTCGCGAAGCCGGGTGGTTCGTTAAGTACTGCATATTTTTTGCCATTTGTTGCGAGATATGATGTCCCATTTTTTGGCGCTGTTTCAATAGGTTTCCATTCGCTCATTCCGTTTTCCTCCTCAGCATCGTGCTGACTTTTCATTTCGCACCAAGGCCGCGCCAGTCTATCAAGTCGGCCGCCACAGTCCAAGCATCTGTCCTTCATTCCACCCTCCGTTCCAACTCCACCGCCCCGCGTCCTTTCCCCATAGTTTTGGCGGCATTCGTAGGAATGCCTAACAACATTGTGTCACTCATTCAACCGTCCTCCATCAACTTTTCCGCAATTTTAATCAACTGTTTTCCAAGCGCCTCAATTTCATCCGGATCGGCAGGCCAAATGGTCACGGTGTCGTCTCCAATCAATAGTTGGAGTTGCTTCACAATGCCACCACCGGGCCACGCTTTGTCTTTTAGGACAGCGCTGTGTCTGGTCGGGACAACCGGGCCGGTCTTTGTTACGGCTGTTAGGTGGATTTCGGCCATTACCCCTCCTTCGCCGCAACGAGCCAGCAATCTTCGCAAAGTGGGCCGACTTGATTGTCTTCGTCGGCATAGAGCGAGTCATCTTCACACCGCCCTGTTGGCTGGCCGCATTCAGCGCATAGCTGCCGCGTTCCTGGGTAGTGACTACTGTTCCAGTCTTCATGTTCCGACTGGCACATTGGGTGTCTTACTCCTCCGGGCCAAGTATTCATCACACTCCTCCTTCTCCGCTCATGCGATTTCCCAAAAGTGACCATCTACCAGCCGAGAAAATTCTGCTGGCAAATCTTTTTGATTTCGCTCGATAACCTGACCAAGTTCCAGCAGTTTGGCTCGGAGTTGAAATATCTCTTTCCAGCAGTCACCGATATTCGATGAGACTGTTTTGTGGCACTCCGGACAAATGGTGACATCCCAGGTGTACGCCGGGCCGGTCTTCCCGCAAAACTCACATTTTTTTATCGGATTCATTGCTTTTCTCCTACCCAAGTAGCGGATTGTCATCTGCTTCCGAATCCTGGACAATCCAGTCGTTGGCAAGTTGATCGCTTAGTGCTACCCGGCATTCAAGCGGAGCGTGGTGATTCTTGGCGAATTTGAATCCTTTTAGCGTGATTGAGTCGTAGCCGTTGGGACGGTAGATTGCGCCCCGGACCTTACAAGAATTTACTGCGTCTCTGAATTTCATCTTAAAAGCTCCTCGATTTCGTTACCGAGTTCTTGCGGGATGTTTGATTCTCCGTCCTTATCCGCTTGGAGCAGGTAGCCGTAGAGCTCCCGCAGCTTGGCCTCCAACTCCCGAATCCGGGAATAAAGATCAACCACCTTCATAACTAATGGAAATGATTCTGCAAAGTCGCAGACCCTCTCGCCGTCTATCGCAGCATCAATCCAATTAAGCAACTGCTCAGCAAGAACCAATTCATTCTCCAACTCCCGAATCCGCTCGCCGGCCTTGCGAAGCTCTGCGTTGGCCTCAAGGTGGCTGTCCCGAAAAACGGGATACGGCGTATGAGACGTTCTGATTTCTTCATCGCTCAAAATCATTTCCACCCTCCACCTGGCACACCCGCCGCAGCGGGCAGCCGTCCGTTTCGTTCAAATCGCCGTCCTGGATCAACTCCCGCAGCAGTCGCGGATGGAACCGGCACTCCGGGACGGCGATCCGCGTTCGGATAGGGCATCTGGCGGGCAGGGCATCCGCTCCACCCACCACAGCGGCAGGAGCACCGCCAGGGCCAGAAGCAGGATGATGGTTATCCATTCGTGCATTCATCCTCCACCACCGGCACCAGCGGCAGCATCTTGTTGGCGACGTGCCGGACGAAAATCGCGTCTTGCAGTTCCAGCTTCCCGGCGATGTCATGCAGCTTAACCCTGGCCCGGAATACGTCACGGGCCGTCGGGGGCGCGGTTTGTTCGTGCTTCGGGGCTCTGGCGAGTTTCATTCCTTTTCTCTCCTGTTTTTCGCCCCCACCCGGCCACCGGGAACCGGGCAGGGACGATTCGATTTTCCCGTTTTTGACCGGTGGTTGTCCGCTATGCGATCACGCTGATACTCTTGTCGGTGATGTGTTCCTTTATCCAGCGAGCAACGCCTGCAATCGCGTCCGACTTCCAAGCGCCCCCGTCGGCCTCGAACAGGGCCACCGTGGGCAACTCGCCGTCGCGCCCAGGGCGAAGCCGGAAAACAAATTCGCTTTCCGGTTGCTCGCCAATCTCGGTGAACGTCCGGTATGGCCTCAGATTGACTCGGTTCTTGACTTCGGTTTCCGAAACTCTGGTAATACCCTTCTTGATCGTCGTCCGCTGTGTGATCCCGTCGTCCTGCAAGTCGCGGCTGGACGCCTCGGTAAGGTTGCTCACCAGCGCCAGCATGGTTTCGCGGTCATCGGTCGGCTGAAACCGGGCATTGACGCCGATGATGAAATCCTCAACAGGCATGAATTGTCCGAAGCGGAATTGTTCGCCCTGTAGGTTGACGACAGCGAAGCACCGCCTCGTCATCCACTGGTCGATGATGCGTGTGATAAGGCGGACGGTATCCGGGCTTTCCACATGGATCATGGAAGACACGATTTCGTCTTCGTCAATCTTGGAGTCGATGTAGTCGATCAGGCCGGTAAGGGTGGTTAGCTTCAACGGCTCCGGTTTCGGGGTTGCCACCGGGTTGAGCGTGTAGCTCGAATATTGCCGCCCGTCGGCCTCGACAATCGGCGGCCGGGCCAATCCGTGGAGGTATTGCAGGGCATCCTTAATCATTGGAGGATCTCCTTTCATCGATGCGGGTGACGTTGACCCTGGCCATGCCGGGTAGCTGCTGTTGGACAAGCTCGCGGGCCTCTACCTGCCCGCCTGATCTGCCGATGGCGGCCGCAGTGGTGAACGACACCAGCGGCTTGAGGTTGCTCTTGCAATGCACTTCGATTTCCACGAGGTTGCGTTTCTCGTTCGGCTTGAGCGTCACCTTGAGCACGACATCTCGCGGGCCGGATTCGGTGTTCGGATCCAGGATGTTTTTCAGGCATCGCTCAAGTTCGAGGTCGAATTTCTCGATTGCAGCCCCCTGGCCGATGTTCGCAAGGCTCAAAACATCGTCGTCTGCTTTCACGTCGTTTTCCTTTCTGCCGGGGGCGCATCACCCCAGGCGGTTGCGGTTCGCCCGGTCAAGCGGGGTCCGGGACTTGGAGGGTTATCAGGGCCGAGCCGACGCGCTTCTTGTCGGCCGGTTTGGTGGGCATGTTCGCTAATCCGACAGCCTCAAGGGCGGCCTGCATCTTGTCCGTTACATCGCCGGCATCGTCGCACCGCCGGGCCTCTGCCTCGTAGGCTGTCAGCGGTGGCACGCTGGTCTCCTGGGCATCGGGGATAACCTCTGGCGGCTGTTCATCCTGCGGCGGCGGTTCCTGCTTAGCCGCCTTTACTCTTTCCGTGAGCGTTTGAGGGGTTTCGACGCTCGCCTCTTGGTTGTCGATGTCATAGGGGATCGACGTTGCGTTCTCGTCGAAAAGACCGACCTGGCTTTCGCCGGCCATGGCAAGGTTTTCGGCGGCCGCGGCCCTGGCCATCTCGACCGACAGCGGGGCCAACTTGACATGCCGGCGGATGACCGTCTTTTTAGCCATTTCCGCGTAGTCCGTGACCCAAGGCCCAGAATCCGATGCCTTGCTTCGGGCCCGTATCTTATCGATATCGTCCTTTGTCATGTAGTCGAATGAGTGCGACCCGTCCTTATACCGGAAAACGCAGTAAGCGCCGCGTACCGCTCCACGGTCTCCTTCCGCCGGAACGTGTTCAAGCACTTCGTCAAGCCCGTATTGCAACCTGAAATGATCATTCTCGTAGACCACCTGGGCTGCAACCGATTTAACGTCACCGGACCGGCGGGCGAGGGATATGTACCCGCGATAGCCTGGAATTAGTTGGCATTCAACCTGGCTGCGCCATTGGTTCCCGACCTTGACGTTGCGCTTGAAGGGGACGAGATACGCCTGGCCGAGAAACGGCTCCGGTTCAAGGCCAAGCTGCGCGCATCCCATAATACAGGCCAGCAGGCTTTCCTGGGTGCAACCCATCAGTTTAGGGTTTGCGCGGATTGCTGTCATTGCGACCCGCAGCAGACGGTCAACTGACATGTGACGCGGTATCGCCATCTCAAGCTGCTTCCGCATTTGAGGCCGCGTTAGAAGGTTGTGGATGGTGTTGACGGTGTTAGCGGGCAAGTTCTTTGATTCTTCGCTCATTGTTCTTTCTCCTTTTTCGTTAGTATCTCCTTGCTTATCCTGCGGAGCTCTTCGGCCAGTTTGAAAAACTCTTCATCGGCATAAGCGATTGCATCACCCATGTCGCATCTGAATTTGTTTAGCGCCTTCATCCCCTCGATTTCCGCTTTCAAAGCCTCTATTTCAGCGTGCATCGCCATCAACCAAGCGTCCATGGTGCTTCTCCTTTCTATGCCGCCCAACGCGGCAGTGATATTTCCACGATCTCGTCCGGGTAGGCCGGCCAATGGTCAGTTGCGATATGTTCCTTGATGCCGTCGTAGGTGTCTTGAAGCCGTACTCTGGCAATCTCCAGGGCCTCTCCGTCGAGCTTGTAAACACCGACCCCGAAGGGCGGGGATTTCTCGACGGCAACGAAAAGAAACGTGTTCCATAAGTACCCCGAAACGGCGCTCACGCCAGTCAAGTAATGCTGTGCCTGGTAGTGATACCCGAAGCCGGCAATAGACTTCTGGAACGCGCCTGGGCTTGCGTCCGTAGTGGTCTTTAAATCAATCAGCAACCCGAGATCGCGGCGCTCGACATCGGGCCGGCACTTGCACGTTAGCCCGTCCCAGTCCCAAAAATAGGACCTTTCGTATACCGCCGACGGGTGCCATAGCAGGGCAGCGGCTGTCTCGTGGGCCTCCAGGCTCGACACCATGTACTCGATGGTTTTCCGGTCTTCATCGGTGATGAGGTACTTGCCGTCGGCCTCCAGGGCGTCACGTTTCGCCTTTGGCGCCGACTTCTCGACCACCACCCGGGACTCAAACAAGCAAGGCTGAAGCACCCGCAGATGGAAGGCGCTGCCGAACACCATCGCCGGGCTGGCCTCATGCTTGCTGTGCTTGCCGACATAGTAGTGCGCCGGGGTCTTGAGAAAATTCCGAAGGTCGGTGGAGCTTATCGCCGGGTTGGCGTGGTAGTCGCAGTCTGGAAGATCGTCCTTATAGTATTTCATTATACTCGCCTCCCGAAGCCCAGTGGCTGCTCAAAGCCTCGCGTTACAACCCAGCAATCCGCACAAACGTGGCGAAACGACGACCAGTTGAAGGTGTACGGCTGGAACGTCCTTCCGCACCTAAGGCATATTCTCGTTGGCTCGTCTGGTATGATAGATATTCCGCCTTTGGAATGTATGTCCGTTCGTTTTTTCGCACCGAGCTTCTTCACCCAATAGTAAAGTGCCCCGCTCTTTATTTTGTACTTCTTGCAGATATCGGAGACCGGATTACCGGCAGCGTAGTCGGCCACCATCTGCTTCCGCTGTTCGTCCGTTAGCGCGTTCTTTTTGCCCATCGGACACCTGGTTTACCGAACTTGCCTAAATCACAAGTTCGGAAGGCCGCCTTTCTTCGGCCATTTTAGACGCTTCATCACAGATTGCGTCCCGGGCCCCCATCCGTTTTTCCGGCAAGGCTCTGCATCGTTCATGGCTTGAACATCCCCCGTGGGCGCTTCCACGCCCGATAGAATTGATCATACGCCCAGCCTTCGGACGCCAGGACCTCGGCAGCGTCCTCAAGGCAAACCTCTTCAATGGCCTCGCGGCAGCTATCCATGACGGCCTGAAACTGGTCCGCGTTAAAAGCCAGGTCGCCTTCTCCTGACCGGCTGACGATGCCCATGTCAATGATCTCGATGCTCTCTGGCAACGGGGCGCAATCGTAATACCACGGCTGGCCCGGGTCGTGGGAATACTTGACCCAGAGGGTAACCGTTGAGCCGGCAATCTGGCATTCGATGTTAATGTCCCTGATCATGGTGCCCTCCTTTCTGTTGATTCAATCGGCCATGCCCCGAGCACACCAGCAGGCAGCCGCAGTCACTGCCACGCCGGCGATGTTCGCCCATGGCCACCAGTCGCCTTCGCTTCCAGCGACCATTATCCCGGCGAAAAAAATCAACCCTATCAGCAGTTTCACTTGTACAGCCCCCTCTTCGTCTCGTTTGCGATTTCAAGCAGCACCGCCCCTATCACCTCGGCGCGATCCACGTCTCCCCAGTAGTCCCGTCTCCTGGCGGCGGCCAGGTATTTGCGCAGGGCTTGGAGACGGCCACTGGTTTCCTCTAACAACTGCTGTTTCCGGCCAATCCAGCGGAATCGGCCAAGTCCCCTGACGAAAGCGATTTCGTCCGTGGTAAGCCACGTTTTCCGTTTTTCGCTCATCCCCCAAGCGCCTCCTTTTCCTGTGGTGTTAGATTGTGGGCCCTTGCCGTATCACCCGCTTGTCGTCCCGCAACGGCTCATGGCCGGGGGAGCGGTGCCGCCCTGGTCGCTCGCAGCGTGCCGGGCAGCGGGGTGATGTTGGGTAAAGCTTAGCAGGCGGCGCTGGCGCTGTCAAGAGTTTTTTTCAGAAAAAATGTATTGTCCCCTACAGAAATTGTGTGATATGATCGCCGTCACTATGAAACTAAACACAAAACTGATCCGAGAAACAATAAAGCAAAAGGGCTTGACCATCGAGCAAGCTGCCGAGAAGATGGGCATTTCTAGGCAGCGTCTGCACATGATCCTGAAAAATGAGTCAACCTTGTTGGCCCGGGTTGACAATATCGCCATTGCCCTAGAACTTGACCCTAAAGACATTCTCATGTGATGGAGGGGAGTGCCTGATGGAGACAAAAATCGAGCCTGACGAACCTGTGCAAAAAGTAATTCCACCCTGCGACACCTGCGCGGTCCTGCCAGGGTCAATCTATTGCGACACCTGCCCTCTTAAGGAAACCCGTAAGAAAACAGCCAATCGGGAGAAGCCAAAAAGGTCTAAACAGGATTACAAAAGGCCAACCCGACGCGCCCAGCGCCTGGAGCACGTCGTCTACTGCTGTAGCAACTGCGGCACGGTGATTTGATTATGAGCGGCCCACCTCCAACGGCGGCCCGGTCCGTCGCAAGGCTCGATGCCCGGTTTTGGGGGTTACGGGTCAAACCTGGGGGCCTCGGACGCTTTTCCATCTCCTTTCGGCGTCCGCCAACATGACAGCTAATCGGGCCATGGCCGGGATCAACCTTTAACCTTCTAACTTTCGGGGGATCAATGGATTACGAATCGTTTCTCTGCGCCAAGAAAACACTCGCAGAGCCGTCGGGGTTTGAATGCGAGATCGAAAGCATCAATCCGATGCTGTTTGACTGGCAGCGAGTCTTGGTGCGATGGGCCCTTGGTAAGGGGAGGTGCGCAATTTTCGCTGACTGCGGCCTGGGCAAGACACCGATTCAGCTTGTTTGGGCGGACCACGTTTATCGTCACACCGGCATCGACGTGCTGATCCTCGCCCCACTCGCCGTTTCCAGGCAGACCAAGCGCGAGGGGCAGAAGTTTAGCGTTGAAGTGAACATCTGCCGCGGCCAGGAAGACGTAAAGCCCGGGATCAACATCGCCAATTATGAAAGGCTCCATCGTTTCGACGCTTCAAAGTTTGGGGCGGTGGTGCTGGATGAGTGCTTCCCTCCTGAAACGCCTATACAAGTTTTTAATATTGACAATTCTTTAGAATTGAGGTATATAAAAGATATCAGAATTAATGATAAAATTTTAAATGCCTCAGGAGAAGATTATGTCAAGCAAACGTACAAGAGACGAATCGACAGGGCAGTTCGTATCAGTACCGGACATAGAGCAATTACCAGTAGCGAAAATCATCCATACTTTACCTTGCATGGATGGCGATCCGCACAAGATTTACAGCCCGGCGATTACATCATGGAGACAGAAACGGCAGTGCGCCTGGTGCGGGACGGAGTTTTACCCGAAATATGTAGCGAACAAATATGCTCGATTTTGCGGGACATCTTGCTCAGCGAAATGGAGGATGTCTCAGAAGGATATAATAGCGAAAATCCACAATCCGGAAGTAGCTGCGAAAAGGGGCCGGAAAAAGTCGGCGTGGCTCAGGTCGAACGATCCGAAAGCAAAAGCGGAAATAGAGAGAATCACAAATCTAAATCCAATGTCGAATCCGGAGTCTCGGAAAAAGGTTTCGAATACATTGCAGAGGATGAAGCACAAACCTTCCGTGCGTGGGGGCAATGGTCGCGGGATGACATTGCCGCAGCGGTTAATGAAGGATGCACTTGCAGGAAACTGGATACCGGAATTTTCTATATCGCTGGGAAAACGTCAACCCGGTTTTCCAACATGCTACAAGGTAGACTTAGGGAATCCAGGCTTAAAAATTGCAATCGAAGTGGACGGGAATACCCATCACAGCAGAAAAACCGTGGACGAGAAGAAGGACAAAAAACTGGTTTCGCTCGGGTGGATAGTGTTGAGGTTTTGGAACAAGGACATTCTGAATTGGATAAATACCGGGATGCCGACGGACACATATATTTCTACGACATTAAAGCGGCACGGCATCCATCTTTCTCGGTAGATGGTCTACTTGTTCACAATTCAAGCATCATGAAGAATTTTGCCGGGAAAACCAGGAACCAGATCATCGACATGTTCCGGTCAACCCCATACAAATTGTGTTGCACGGCGACCCCTGCACCAAACGACTATCCAGAGCTTGGATCACATTGTGAGTTTTTGGGCGTTATGACGCGATCTGAAATGCTCTCCATGTTCTTTATCAACGACACCGGTGACACCGGCAAATGGAGGCTCAAGGGGCATGTTGCCGAGAACAAGTTCTGGGAATGGCTTTGTTCTTGGGCCGTCATGATCCGCAAGCCTTCCGACATCGGATTTGATGATGGTGAGTTTATTCTCCCGCCGCTTAACATCATAGAACATCGAGTCAAATACGATGGGCCGACATACTCTCTTTTTGTCGAACCGGCGCGGACGCTGACAGAGCGCAGGCAGGCCCGCAAAGAATCCCTCGCTGACAGAATATCGGCAGCATCCGAGATTATAAAATCAAGCGACCAGATATGGCTCGTATGGTGCAACCTTAACGCTGAATCTGAAGGCATGGCGGCTTCTGTTCCTGGCGCAGTCGAAGTCACCGGATCTGACAGCCCGGAGCACAAGGAAACCTCGATGCTGACGTTTTCAGGGGGTCAAATCAGATGCCTTGTGAGCAAGCCTAAAATTGCCGGGTTTGGGATGAACTGGCAGAATTGCAATAACATGGTTTTTGTCGGCCTTTCGGATTCTTATGAACAATTTTATCAGTCGGTCCGTCGCTGCTGGAGATTCGGCCAAAAGAAGGCCGTCAACGCTCATATCGTAATTGGCGAGCGCGAGGGGGCGGTGGTAGAAAACATCAAGCGCAAAGAGCGCGACATGGCCGCAATGTTCGATGGGATGGTACGGCATATGGCGGATATCATGAAACAAGAAATCAGGAAAACAGAACGCGAGCAGACAGACTACAACCCGACCGTTGAAATGAAACTGCCGAAATTCTTGGAGGAGGCCGCATGAAAGTTCTGGATCAGGCATTTGGAGATGATTGGGCGATGTACCATGGCGATTGTGTTGAGGTCACCAAAGGGCTGCCAGATGAGTCCATCCACTATACGATATTCAGCCCTCCGTTTTCGTCGCTTTACACATATTCTGACAGCGAAAGGGACATGGGCAACTCAAAGGGCGATAGTGAATTTAACGAGCATTTCAATTTTCTCGCCAAGGAGCTTTTCAGAATCACGAAGCCTGGCCGCCTTGTTTCAATTCATTGCATGGACATCCCTGCCATGAAAGAGCGAGACGGGTATATCGGCCTGAAAGATTTTCCGGCTGACCTGCGATCCATGATGCAAGAGGCCGGGTTCATTTACCACGGGAAAAACGTGATCTGGAAAGATCCGCTGATTGAGGCAACCAGAACAAAGGCCATCGGGCTGATGCACAAGCAGATTGAAAAGGATTCGTCTATGTGCCGGCCTGGCCTGCCTGACTACATCGTTACCATGCGAAAGCCTGGCGAAAACCAAGACCGCATCTCCCATCCTGGCGGGTTGAAGGTTTTTTATGGGGTCGATGAGCCAAGGCAAAGAGGGATAGAATACAGCCACAACGTATGGCGAAGATATGCAAGCCCCATATGGATGGACATCAACCAGACGCGAACGCTCAATGTCGTTATGGCCAGAGATGAAAGAGACGAGCGGCATATTTGTCCGCTGCAACTCGATACAATAGCGAGATGTCTTGAGCTTTGGAGCAATGAAAACGATGTCGTTTTTTCGCCATTTGCCGGCATCGGCTCAGAAGGCTATGAAAGCATAAAAATGGGGAGAAAATTTATAGGAGTCGAGTTGAAGAAGTCATATTTTGTAGAGGCCGTAAAGAATCTCGAAATGGCGACAAATAGGCAAGAACAAGTTAAACTGTTCGCATAGGGGACATCATCGAGCTACGATTTTGACGAATACGAGCCCACTGGAAGCCCATGCAAGCGTTGTGCAAAGTGGGCCGTGACTTTTTCCTTGACATGGTATAAATAAGGTGTTAAACTATGCGCCATGAATACCGTACACCGTGCCTACAAATACCGCTTCTATCCGACGCCCGAGCAGGCCGAACAGCTCGCGCGGACGTTCGGCTGCGCGCGCTTCGTCTACAACCATTTCCTGCGGTTACGCATCGACGCCTGGTACGAGCATCAGCAACGGGTCGGGTACACCGACACCGCCAAGCAGCTTACCGAACTGAAAAAGCAGCCGGAAACGCTGTGGCTTCAGGAGGTGTCGAACGTCTGCCTTCAGCAATCGCTGCGCAACCTCGACGCGGCGTTCAGGAATTTCTTTCAGGGCCGCGCCAAGTACCCGACATTCAAGCAGAAGCACGCGCGTCAGGCGGTCCGCTACACGATCGGCGGTTTTTCGTACCGCGACGGGCAGATCAAGCTGGCCAAACACAAGGAACCGCTGAACATTCGCTGGAGCCGTCGTTTCACCGGGACGCCCTCCAGCGTCACGGTGAGCAAGGACAGCGCTGGCCGCTATCACATATCTGTCCTCGTCGAGGAAGCAATAGAGGCGCTTCCGGCAAGCCAGAAGGAGTGCGGCATCGACCTTGGCCTCACGCACGCGGTTATTACCAGCAACGGGCGCAAGTTCAACAATCACCGGTATCTAAAGAAGTCCGAGAAGAAACTGGCTCGCGCCCAGCGCAGCCTGTCACGCAAGAAGAAGGGATCGGCCAATCGCGCCAAGGCGAAGTTCAAGGTCGCACGTATCCACGCCAGGGTTGCCGACCAGCGCCGAGACTTCGCGCACAAGCTAACCACGCAGCTAATTCGCGAGAACCAAGTAGTGGCTGCGGAAAGTCTGCAAGTGAAGAACATGCTCAAGAACCGCTCGCTGGCGAAAGCCATCAGCGACGTGGGGTGGCATCAGATCACATCGATGCTTGCGTACAAGGCGCAGTGGTACGGGCGAGACTTCATTCAGATCGACAAGTTCTACCCGTCGAGCAAGCGTTGCCATGTCTGTGGTCACATTTCCGACGCGATGCCACTATCGGTCAGACATTGGGACTGCCCAGCCTGCGGCTCCCATCACGACCGCGACGTCAACGCTGCGAAAAATATCCTCGACGCAGGCAAGGCCATCATGGCCGGTGCCGACAAGCTGCGAGAGCACGAGAAAACTACCGTGGGGCGCACGGGAGGTTAAGCCTGTGGAGTCTGTGTAAGCCTCTGAGGGCAATCCCAAGGAGCAACGGACTATGAAACAGGAACCTGGAAGGCGACAACCAGGAATCACCTTCCTCCAGGGAGGGAGAACGTCAAAATCCTGTACGGCGTCCAGCTGTGCAGCAGTGTTAAGAGCCCGGCGAATCCGTTTTCCCGAATGGATTTCACCGGGCTTTTTTCGTGTTTTGCATGGCAACAAGAATTCTGAGAGTTAGGATTCTTGACGTCAGCGTGGCGTCACCGTGACATCAGCATGGCATCAGCGTGGCGTCACCGTGACATCAGCGTGACGGGCGAAGAAGCGGGGGATGATGAATCCGAGTTTGAGGTAAATTTTAACTTGACAAGTAAAGCATAATAGGATATCGATTAGCTATGAAAACACAGTGCAACTTTCGAATGGACCCTGAAGTACACCGGCGGCTGAGGATTATAGCGGCGGAACAGGGGAAATATATCGGTGATGTCATTGCCGATTTGGTCCGCCAGGCTCACGGGAATGGGTGCGAAGAAAAAACTGTCAGGAGAATACGCCTGCCTGAAAAAGATGCCAAGGAACTTTCGAGGTAGACCGGATGTCCGGCTGGGTGAAACTGTATCGACAGATGCGAGATTCCGATTTGTGGCTGTCAGAACCCTTCACCAGAGGTCAGGCATGGGTAGACCTGCTTATGCTTGCTAGATTCTCTGATGGACACATGAGAGTGCGCGGTCAAAGGGTTGAGGTTAAGCGCGGACAGGCTGCTTGGTCGGAAGTTGGATTGGCTAATAGATGGAAATGGTCCAGAGGAAAGGTCAGGCGCTTCCTAAAAGAGCTAAAAATGGAACAGCAGATAGAACAGCAAAAAAACAATATAACTACTTTAATTTCCATCGTAAACTTTGAACGATACCAAGGCGACGGTACAGCAGACGGGACAGCAGACGGACAGCAGACGGTACAGCAGACGGACAGCAGACGGTACACGAAAGAAGAAGGGAAAGAAGGGAAAGAAGGTAAAGAAGGTAAGAAAACTACTCATTCGTCGCAACCTGACGGTCGCGACCCTCCTTCAGAAAAACCGGCTGCTAAATCCAAGTCCAGAAAACCGGACAAGCTCTTCGCGGACGATTCGGACCAAGTACGGCTGGCAAACCTGCTCTATACCCTGATCCTCGTCAAAGACCCGAAGGCCAAAAAACCAAAGCTCCAGTCATGGGCCGAGCATATTGACCTGATGCTCCGGCTTGACAAGCGGACGCCCGGAGAGATCGAGGCGGTAATCCGGTTTTGCCAAGCCGATGATTTCTGGTGCTCCAACATCCTGTCAACAAAAAAGCTGCGCGAAAAATTCACGGCGCTTCTCGCCAAGATGAATGGAAAAAGCGCCCGGCCAAAACTCGACCGTATAGCAGAGCATAACCTGGCGGTGGTGAGCGAATTTCTTTCGCGGGGAGACGACTAATGACCAAAGAGCAGTTTTCAAAAATCCTGGTGGCCATGGCCGGCAATTTTGGCGCGACCATCCAACCGGCTACGCTCGACGTATGGTTCAGCCTGGCCAAGGGCGATGGGCTCACCTACGAGCAGGTGGCCAAAGCGGCGGCTCATATTATGCGCACCAAGACAAACGGCTATGGCAGGATGCCAACCTACGCCGAGATCGTCCAAGCAATACAGGGCGAGCCGCCTAAACTCGAACACAAGGCCCTTGCCGAGGCCAACCGCATCATAAGCCATCTGCACTACAACGGCGCAACCTCCTGGCCGGAACTGTCGAAAGACCCAATCACCAAACACCTGATGACAACCCGTTGGCCCTATAAGACCTGGGCTTCGCAGGTGCTGGATTCCGAGCTGAAATGGTGGGCAAAGGAGTTTGTTGAAGCCTACCAGGCCCATGAGGCCACCAGTGGAGGCCATATCGCAATCGAGGCCCACGAGCAGGCCAGGCCGCTTTTGGAGCTCGTAGGGAAAAGATTATGATTGAAATCACTATCCCCGGAAAGCCCATCGCCAAGAAGCGCCCGCGCTTCGCCCGCGTCGGCAAAGGCGTTCGCACATACTCCGACCAGCAGACCGACGAGGGACGGATGCTGCTTTTCATCCAAGCCTCCGGCTGCCAGCCTATGAGCGGGCCCATCTCCGTCGAGCTCGAATTCGTCTTGCCAAGGCCAAAGGCCCACTACGGCACAGGCCGAAACGCGGGCGTGCTCAAGGAGAGCATGCTCAATGCCCTGCCCGTTAATCGCCCGGACGTTGACAATTTCGCCAAGATGGTCCTCGACGTATGCAACGGCATCCTCTGGCGAGACGATGCCGCTGTAGTGCGCCTGAGCGCGCTCAAGCGCTATGGCGAAAACCCACGGACAATCATCCGGGTCTTCGCTCTGGATGCCACCGGCCTCCAGTGGCAAGCTTAGAATTGAAAATTTCGCGATTCAGCCCATCCAGCTTTGTGACGGACAGATTTTCTCTGCGAGGAGCATAGGGACGTAGCCACCCGATATTTTATTTTTAAAATGCACAGAAAATTAAAGGGAGAAAAGCATGAGCGAAAAAGAGGTGAAACGGGTTAGCCCATTGAAGGCGATTCGGTTGAAATGCTTGGAGTGCTGCGCGGGAAGCTCCAACGAGGTAAAGGCTTGCCATTTGCAGGATTGCCCCCTTTGGGCGTATCGCTTCGGGCGCAACCTGGACAGGCCGAAACGGGTTTTGACCGAAGAGCAGCGGCAGGAATTGCGGGAGCGGCTGGCGAAGGCGAGAAAGAAACAGGCCGGCCAGGGCTTACAAAACGCCCCCAGCGGCCTCTGAGGGCGTTTTTTGAAAAGGGGATGATCGGCCTGACCTCCCCGCCTTAAAAGACGATTCCTACGTTGCCCGTTTTAGCCCACGGAGCCGGGGCACAGGTGGATGTTAATCCGCGTCCTCAACCTGGAGCTCGTAGAGGCGATACTCCCCAGGTTGCAGTATCAAGGGCTGGTGGCTTGTATGGGATACCTTAATCGGATTCGGAGCTCGGAACCATCGCCCGTTACGCTCCAGGCCATCGGCCTCTATGCGATGTGATTCGCGGACTTCCCAGGGACCATCATGGGGGGCAAGCTCCGGGGGAGCGATTTTCTTCGCCCTTACGACCCCGCAGTACCCGCACCATACATCACCGCCGGTTTCTATTTTCGCGACGTCTATCTTTTCATAACTATCCCTTTCGGGCCTCAATTCGCTGCTCCCGCAGTAGGGGCACATGGCGCGCTCCGTTGCCGGGATGGTGCGCCTGCAAAACAGCAGGTCTCCCTGCCGTTCGCAATCGCGCAGCCAGCTTGAGGGAACCTGGAACAATTCCGCCATGGCGTCCTCTACGTCGGCATCCAGGCCGATGTTGCCGTGCTCATCGACCCCAAGGTCGATATGGAGCTCATGCCCCCACTCGTCCCCGTTGTCGTCAATTCCGCACAGGTACGCGCGCCCTGTTCCGACAAGCTTATGTCGCCAGGTTCCATAGGCGTCCTTCCAGCCGGCGGATTCGCACTCCAGGTATAAGGCGGCGCGCCATCTTTCCGAGACGTCCGCCAGGTGGTTCTTGGCGAACGGCGGGTTAAAGTATCCCCTAAGGGATTCCAGGCTGGCATCCCAAAAACGTCCCTCTTTCAGCGCCAGAGCGTCCGCCTCACGCTCCGCCGCCTTGGCGGCCTTGCGTTCCGAAAGATACCGGGAATTCTCGGCCCGCATGTCCTTCAGTATCTCTTCCTGCCCTTTCTGAAGAGCTCCTACGGCCGCGCGGACCTCCGCGAGGCGCTTTTTGCCTGTCGCTCGCCTGTGGGCCGCCAAAAACTCCTTGGCGCACTCGGCCTCAAAAAGCGCCTGCGCCTCATCGCGCTTTGCGGGCCCGGACTTGGTCCGAGCACTGATCGGGAGCGCCCTTTCCTTCCTGGACGAGGCGAGGTTAGCAACCTCGCTGATCTCCCCGTTGATTTCCGCGTATTGTTGCCATGGCGAGCCAGCCCACGGGGCCTCCCCGTCCAAACGCTTCGGGGCCCGGATGCTGTCCACCGGGTACCTGATCGTCCATTCTGCGACCAGGCGCAACTCCGCCTGTGTGCTCCCGCTTGACTCCACCTCAAAGTCCGCGCGCACCTTGGCCTTGTCCCTCAGGACGCTATCAATTTTCTCTTTCAATGAGGTCTTCATTTTTCCACCTCCTCCACCCACTGGCGCATTAACTCGATGACCGCCGCCTGAAGCGAGATCCCATTTTCGGCGCACTTGACTTTGAATTTACGCTTGAGGTCCGGCGGGACTTGCCTAATGAGCATAGGCTTGGTTTTTTGCTCCTCTCTTCTTTCCATTTTCTCTCCCCTCCCTTTGTGGTTGCTGGATTTGTACCTATTTGATTACAATATATATCTTGATTAGCAAGATGTCAAGGGAAAAAGTCAAAAAAAATAAAAAAAATGAAAAAATAATCATTGACAGGCGTTCCTATGCGTTTGGGTCAATACCCCTTGACAAAGCAAAAAAACATGTGCAAAAATCAAATACCATGGAAAAGGCAAAGCCCAAAAACAAGGGCGGCAGGCCGAAGAAATACGACCCCAAAGTAACGCCGCAGCTTGCCAAGTGGATGTGTAGGTCAGGATTGACAGATGAACAGATGTCGAAAGAGCTTGGTATTTCAGTCGCCACAATTCACAACTGGAAAAAGAAATACCCCGAGTTTTTGGAATCCCTAAAGGAATCGAAAGACTTTGTTGACAGCCTTGTAGAGGACTGTCTTTTAAAGCGTGCCCTAGGTTATGAGTATGAAGAAATTAAGACGATTGCCAAGAAAGACAAAGACGGAGAGATAAAGACAACACGTATCGAAAAGACAAGAAAAACGGTTGTCCCGGACACGACAGCGCAGATATTCTGGCTGAAGAATCGCAAGCCCGAGCAATGGCGGGATAAGATCGAGCAGGGCGGAGATTCTGTTGAATCCTTGGCAGAAGCACTATCCAAAATGGCTGATAGGTTACCAGGATGACGGCGGCGCTGAGACTAAAACCCCATTGGGACCGGTGGTATGATCTGATCGAGCATCCGGTGCAGGTTGACTTGATGAATGCCGTAAACAACGGGGTAAGGTTCCCGGTTGTCCCTGCTGGCAGACGTTCCGGCAAGTCCGAGCGGTTCAAGCGCTTCCTCGTTAAGCAGGCCATGAAACATCCGAATGAAATGTACTTTGCAGGCGCCCCCACCTATCAGCAAGTCAAAAAAATATTCTGGCAAGACCTGAAAAAGCTTGCCTTTTCTTCTGTTCTTCCTAAAAGTCCATCCGAGTCGGACCTGATAATTTTTTTCCCGAATGGATCTGAGATCCACCTTATCGGCTTTGATAAGCCCGAAAGGTTTGAGGGTGTCCCCTGGACCGGAGGCGGCATTGATGAAATAGCAAATATCAAACCGGATGCCTGGGAGTTGAACATATCGCCCGCACTGGACACCGTCCACCCTGACAGACCTGATTACCGGGCATGGTGCTGGCTGTTTGGAGTACCCGATGGGTTGAATCATTTTTATGACATCTGCGAGATGGCAAAGCAGGAAATCGGAGGGTTTAAGCTGTTCCATTGGAAATCTGCCGAGATCCTGCCACCCGATGTTATTGAAGAAGCAAAGAAAA